TACTGGCGTACAAGCGACAAGTGCAGTTGGTTCAGTAAGTGTCACTGCGATAGAGAACGTCACGGTTCAGCCTACTGGCGTACAAGCGACAAGTGCAGTAGGTACGGTAACCGCTACAGCGATAGAGAACGTCACGGTTCAGCCTACTGGTGTTTCCGCCACAGCTAACATAGGCAACGTAACTGCCACAGGCTCGGCGCTACTCAACCTGACCGGCGTTTCTTCTACAGGCCAAGTTGGGTCTGCTACTATCATTGGTGCGGGTACCACAACTCCGTCTGGGATCGAGGCTACAAGCGGAGTTGGTACTGTAGCTATCACAGGCTCGGCGCTACTCAACCTGACCGGCGTTTCTTCTACCGGCGCTATCGGTACTGTTAGTACCACGGGAACCGCAGAAGTAAACCCGACAGGCCTTGAAGCCGCCGGAGCAGTAGGCTCAGTAACAGTTGCCGCAGATGCCCTAGTCCAGCCTACCGGCCTTGAAGCCACAGGTGCAGTAGGTTCAGTAAGTGTCGCTGAGGGCACTGGAGTATTCCCGACGGGTGTAGAAGCGGCTGGCGATACCGGAATCGTTACAGTAATAGAGGGCGCGGGCGTAAATGTGCCCGTATCAGGCCTTGAAGCCACAGGTGCAGTAGGCGATGCCGAAGTAACTGGAACCGCTGAAGTACAACCGTCAGGCATAGAAGCCACCAGCGCAGTAGGTTCAGTAGATGTAGCAGCTGACGCTTTGATACCCGTGACCGGCGTAGGCGCATCTGGAGAGCTTGGCGAGGTTACTGTAACGTCGGATGCGACAGTTCAGCCCACAGGCCTACAAGTTGTCGGCACAATAGGTAACGTAACCGTCGTTGCCCGTGCAAACGTACAGCCTACAGGGCTTGAAGCCACAACCGCAGCAGGCTCGGTAAACGTAGCCGCCTCCGCGGTTGTGGTACCGACAGGAGTGTCGGCCGCAGGTGAGTTAGGTGATGCAAATGTAACCGCATCTGGTAACGTGTTACCTACTGGACTTAGCGCTTCGGGGCAGGTAAACTCGGTAACAATTCAGACTGTAACGCGAGTAAATCCGACAGGAGTCAGCGGAACCACTGCGTTAGGGTCAGTTACAGTCGTAGCCAGAGCTACCATAACCCCCATAGGGGTTGCTGCAACAGGGCAAACAGGCTCCCCCAATATATGGAGCTTAGTAGATGATGAGCAAACGCCAAACTGGGTAGATGTTGAAGACGGCCAAACGGCTGACTGGACAAACGTATCGGATTCTCAGTCGCCAGACTGGGTAGACGTAGCATAGAGGTTTAACAAATGGCAACTGGATATACAAACATTCTCAAACTAGCGCTCCCCGTATCGGGAGAGCTTGTTGGTACGTGGGGTGACACGGTAAACGACGAAATCACCCAGATGGTAGAGCAGGCTGTCGCTGGACGTGCAGTAATAGATACGTGGTCAGCTAACTCGCACACGCTCACCACAGCTAACGGGGCTACCTCAGAATCTCGCTGCGCGATTATCTACATGAGCGACACTGGTAATCAGCTGACCGGTGCCGGCACGTGTATTTGCCCTGCTGCATCTAAGATTTACGTAGTAACTAACGCTACTGGCGAGACCATCACGTTCAAGACCGCTTCTGGTACTGGGGTGGCAATCGCGGACGACGCTACCGATGTGGTATTTTGTGACGGCACTAATGTTTTGTCGGCAACCCCCGATACTGGCATATCCGCGGTAGTAGATGACACTAGCCCACAGCTAGGTGGCGATCTAGAAGTCAACGGCAACGACATAGTCAGTGCTTCTAATGGCAATATAGACATAGTGCCTAATGGCACAGGCGCTATAAACTTGACAGCAGACAACACCGCTTTTGGTGGCGGCGTAACTGAGACCGTGTATAGCCTATCAGGTACTGTCTTACTGCCTAGTAACGGCACGATCCAAACTAAAACACTTACCGGCAACACTACGTTGACAGACTCGCTTTCCGCCGGCCAGTTTATAACGCTCCTAGTTGACGATGGGGCAGCTTTTACCATAACGTGGCCTACTATAACGTGGGTAACTGATAGTGGCACTGCGCCTACGTTGAACACGTCTGGGTACACCACTATACAGCTGTGGAAAGTTGGTAGTACTCTGTATGGAGCCCGAGTGGGGGACGCCTAATGCTTCCAGACAAACTACGTGCCGCTTCTGTCCCATCCGAACCTAACGCGTGGGAGCTAGCTTTCGCTACGTATACGGGCGACGACCAAGCTACAGCCTACCTCGACATATATGGTACGGGGCCGGTAACTAGTGATCTTGTATACGCGACAATGAACTCCGCTGGGACTAAAGTGCTTGCCCTTAGAAACACGGGCATAATGTCTATAACATTATCTACTGCATGGGATGGGGATACCTCAGTCCAATCTAGCGGACGCACCGTGGCGGAGGTTTCTAGCCTACAAGGGATAGCCGCTAAACCCGACGGCACTAAAGTATACGTGGTGGGGGGTAGTCCAGCTGCCATAGCACAATATGATTTAAGTACCGCATGGGAAATAGGTTCTGCTAGCTACGCAAACACTTTTTCGGTAGCTTCGCAGACAAGCGACCCAGTCGGCGTAGCCTTTAAGTCCGACGGGACTAAAATGTACGTTCTTGGCGGTACTTCAGTGTATGAGTACGGCCTTAGCACCGCATGGGACACTAGTACTGCTAGTTATTCGCAAAGCTATTCAGTAGCTGGGCAAGCAGCTACGTTCAGAAATATCTTGCTAAGCTCTGACGACACTAAAATGTACGTTTTTGGTGGCGGAGTCACTGGCGATATTTATCAGTATGCCCTAAGTACAGCTGGGGATGTAAGCACTGCATCGTTTTCTAAGCAGGCCAACATATACCCCGGATATGTCTACAACGTATTCTTTGTCTCTGATGGGAGTGAAATTTATATTAACCCTCAGAATGACTTCCAATCAATATATTTATACCCTATGGAGTTAAACACTGCGTGGGATTTTGGTGGTTTAGAGGCAGATTTAAATTATTTGTCCGCCTCGATAAATATCATGGCGGGCATAGCTTTTAAATCTGATGGTACAAGGGTATACACCGTACAATATAACAGCACCGCGATAAAAGAGTACACTTTAAGCACAGCGTGGGATCTCGGCACGGCAACTTATGTCGGGTTTAGGACTATGACCGCAGATTCTTCGTTATTCGGTATTACGTTCAAGCCCGACGGTACTAAAGCATATTTAGTTGGACGCTCAACTCCCGGGGTATACGAGTGTAATCTCAGCACCGCGTGGGATTTGTCTACGCTAAGTTATTCGCAGGTGTTGCTGACATCTGCGCAGGACACTGGCCCAATGGCGGTGGCGTTTAAGCCTGACGGTACAAAACTATACGTGACGGGATCTACTGCGGATGCTATTTACGAATACGACCTTAGTACCGCGTGGGATGTGTCCACTGCTAGCTTTCAACAATCATTGTCTGTGTCCAGTGCTACTACTACGCCAGCAGGGCTAGTGTTTAAGCCAGACGGCACTACGATGCTGCTGTTGGGTAGGGAAAGTGCTTCCACTGACTACGACAAAGTAATAGAGTATGGCCTTAGCACGGCATGGGATGTATCTACTGCTACGGTAACTCAAACCAGCGGGACTTTTTCTTACTTGATAACCTCTTTTGGTATGGCCGCATCTTCTGATGGCACTCAGTTATTTATCCAATCTAACTCAACAAAGAATGTCTCTGGCTTAGAAGTAGATAGTGTCTATAGTGTACAGACAATTGAGTTGGACAATGCTTGGGAGGTAGATCGACCTGCGCTACTCCCAAGATTATCCGGCGATGGGCCGTTCACTACCTATGCCGCAGGCCCGACATTCCTAGCGATAAAGTCAGACGGCACTGAGCTATACGCGAAATCGGCTAACCCCGCCTTCATATACACCTATGCTTTAAGCACAGCAGGAGACATATCTACTGGCACGTTAGTTAGTATTGCAGAACTGGATGTAGCCGGTGTTGGTTTTGCTTTTAAGTCTGACGGCACTAAACTGTACCTTGGGTACCAAGCTGGCGCAGACTCCGTGCGAGAATACAACCTTAGTACCGCATGGGATGTATCTACCGCGACTTTATTTCAGTCTGAGGATTTATCCGCAAACGTAACCCGCATACAGGGGCTGACGTTTAAGCCTGATGGCACTAAAATGTTTGTGACAGATGACGCAGAGGACGTTGTACTAGAGTACACTTTAAGTACTGCATGGGATGTATCTACCGCGACTTTTGTGCGTAAAGTAGACGTTACAACATCCGGGCATGCTACGCCGAAGGATATAGCATTTACTTCCTCGGGGACGACGTTACTTTTGGCAGATACACAATCCCCAGCACTCCTTTATTTTTCTTTGGGGGAGGCGTGGAATTTAGGTACGATGTCTTTTGTTGGCGATGTACCTTTGTACGTTTTCTCTAATCCAGCGGGCGTCGTTTTCAACGCTGATTCTTCCCAGCTCTATACTTCCGCAAGAACCAATCTCAGCACTTGGAACATTGTACAGTCTATAGACATCCCGACTCCGGGCGATGTCACTTCTATACAGGGCAGGCAGCTGTCGCTATCGGGCATAGAAGCTAATCCGCAGGGTGTGTACGTCAAACCGGATGGCACTAAACTCTACGCGGTGGGCAGTAGCCTAGACTCCGTGCGAGAATACGACCTCAGCACCGCGTGGGATATAAGCACCGCTAGTTTTGTTCAGAGCTTCTCCGTTCTCACCCAAGATAACAACCCAAGAGACATATTTTTTAAGCCTGATGGCAATAAAATGTATATCTGCGGGGATCAAAACGACGATGTATATGAGTACGATTTAAGTACTTCGTGGGATATAAGCACCGCTAGTTTCCTACAGTCCGCGGATATAGTTAGTTCTTGTGGAGGCCTTTACATAAAGCCGGACGGCACTAAGTTGTATATTTCGCGGCTTGACGACGTTTACGAGTACACACTAAGTACGGCATGGGACGTATCCACGTTGACGTACACTACATTTGAACCTGATAGCGACTGGGCTAATTTAAGCGCCCTATCCTTTAAGCCTGATGGCACTAAGATGTACGTCTCAGGTAATCCCACCAATCTTACCGAATACGACCTAAGTACAGCGTGGGACTTAACTACGTTAACAAAAGTCTATGATTATGGAAGTAATTGTGTCGGCCTATCTTTCAGGTCAACCGGCTTAACATTTATTATCGTAGACGGTGGAATTGATTCATTAATACAGTTAGACATAACATAGTGGAGTTATCATGTATATAAAACTGTCTGGCAACCAGATAACTAATTTTCCGTACTCACTAGGGGATCTGCAGCTGGAACATGCCAATGTTTCCTTCCCAAAACCTGTACCCGAAGCTGTGCTGGCCGAATACGGGGTATATAAAGTACACTCTACTCCCGCACCTTCATTTGATGCTTATGTGGAGACCCTACGACAGGCTTTACCCGAGCTGCAGGTGGGTCGGTGGGAACAGTCTTGGCGTGTCACTAGGCTAGAGCAGTCTGTAGCAGAGCGTAATGTACGCGCTAGACGAGACGGCTTGTTGTCTGACTCAGACTGGACTCAGGTAGCTGATGCGCCGGTCGATCAAGCTGCGTGGGCCGTATACCGCCAAGCACTGCGAGACATTACCGATCAGGAAGGATTCCCCTATTCAGTTAACTGGCCTACGGCCCCGTAATAAGTAAGGATACACCATGCCCGCAACTGAAATACAGCTGGCCCAACTCGAGAGCAAGCTCAACGCTACTGCTAACGATGTAAGCGACATTAAGGGTGTAATGAGCAGCATAGATAAGTCACTGCAAAAGCTCACCATTCTTGAAGAGAGGCACGCTCAGACACGCCAAAGTTCAGAACGCGCGCACCAACGAATTGATGAGGTTGAAGACACACTCAAAGATGAGATTAAGGGGCACGAGAAGCGCATTCAGAACTTAGAGCTGCACGATGCCAAGGGACTATGGGTTGAACGCGTTGTGTGGGTTGCGGTCGCGGGTATAATCGCCGCTATCATTAAGATGGGCCTATAATATGAACTTGTTATCACTGATTGACCCAATCTCTACGTTGCTGGATAAAGTAATCCCAGACAAAGATCAGCGCGATAAGCTAGCGCACGAAATAGCAACACTATCAACCAAGCAGGCACACGAAATTGCTTTACAGCAGATTGAAGTCAACAAAGCGGAGGCTCGCGGCAACTTTTGGCAGTCAGGCTGGCGACCGGCCACTGGCTGGGTTTGTGTGCTTGGCTTTGGGATCAATTTTCTTATCTCACCTATTGCTAGTGCTTTTGGTGTTCACATACCACAAGCTGACACTGGGGTGATGTTGCCCGTACTTATGGGCATGCTCGGTCTCGGCGCAATGCGCACTGTAGAAAAAACCAAAGGTGTAGCAAAACAATAAATGCAGGAGGCACCATGCCTAGTAGATACGCAGCTCTCACGGAAGAGCATGTAAATTACTGCAACACTCAGAAACAAAAAGATCTAGTAAACGCATATCTTGAGTATGGATCTGTGCGGAAGATCTCTAGGCAACTAGGGGTGGATACGTCTAATATATGTAGAGCCTTAAAGACGGTTCTAGCCCACGCAGCTCGTCAGGGGTATGCACCGGACAACGACCTGAATCACCCCACGCCAGACGGCTATGCTGTCAAGGGCGTATCTACGTACTACAACGAAGATGGCAAAATAACCGGTCAGTGGGTTAAAACTCAGACCGACCAAGCGCGTCAGATCGAGATGCTCATTGAGCGACTGGAGACAGGCTCGACTAACTTCAAGGCGTTTAAGCCCACAAAGGCGCCTAAGACTACCGACAAGTCGCTACTCTCCCTGCTGACTATTACGGACTTTCACTTGGGTATGTACGCCTACGAGGCCGAGACAGGTGACAATTGGGACACTGACATCGCTCGACAAGTATTTCTCGATGCAATCCACCAGATGGTAGACGCAGCGCCCAAGGCACACTACGGCATGCTCAACCAGCTAGGAGACTTCCTGCACTGGGACGGCATCCTTGCAGTGACACCTCAATCTGGCCACGTACTCGATGCGGACACGCGATATAGTAAGTTGGTTGAGCTTACTATGGACATCATGGTTGAGGCTATACGCATCATGCTGGCCAAGTTTGGAGAAGTATTTGTCGTACAGGCTGAGGGCAACCACGACATCAGTGGGTCTATCTGGCTACGCAAGCATATCAAGCACATGTTTAAGGATGAGCCACGCGTATCGGTAATAGACAACGACTTCCCGTTTTATGCCCACCTACACGGCAAGTGCATGCTCGGCTTTCACCACGGCCACAAAGTCAAGATGCAGCAGTTACAGCGCGTGTTCTCTAGCGAACCTAGGTTTCGACGTATGTGGGGACAAGCCGACTATTCGTACATTCACTGCGGTCACTTTCACCACGAGCGCGTTGTCGAGGATGGCGGTGCCATAGTAGAACAGCACCCAAGCCTGTCAGGCCGTGACGCCTATGCAGCTAGGGGTGGCTGGGTATCGGCAAGAGGTGCTAAGATAATCACTTATCACGAGACCGATGGCGAAGTGCATAGAACAACTGTCCGTCCTAGACTATAATGTGTTAGAGTAAGATACCATGATAACTGTAATGTTGGAGAAGCGCGGCTCTGACGATTTTGGGAGTGGCGAATTTGGCGCTTCTCGCGGAAGCCGGACGCATAAGGGGATAGACTATACGGCACCTGCGGGTGCTGAATTGATATCCCCCGTAGACGGAGAGGTGACTAAACTTGGCTACCCATACGCTAGCGACTTATCTTTTAGGTACGTTGAGGTTACTGACACTGATGGTATTCGCCATCGTATGTTTTACGTTAGTCCTGACGTTGCCGTTGGTGATTCCGTTAGCCGACAAGATCCAATCGGCAAGGTGCAGGATATTGCCGGTAAGTACAACACTGACACACGAAAAATGAAGAACCACGTCCACTACGAGATTATCGTGTGGGGCGAATATGTAAACCCCGAGGAGTTTTGGGCATGAAAGTAAGTAACGAAGCTAAAAAAGTTGGCGGCACGATTATCCCTGAGCACGACATCGAGGTCGTGTGCTCTAACTGCGGATATGATGTGGACGAAACAGAGCTGGACGCGGATACTTGCTCAGACTGTGGGCAGCCACTTAACCTACGCCAAAACGTCGCTATTCGTGTAACTACGCTGCCCCCGATCCTTGGCGACACTATGTAAGGAGGCGGTATGCCGCTCCAGAAACTCCAGATTAAGCCCGGAGTAAACCGAGAGAACACGCGCTATACCAACGAAGGTAGTTGGTATGACTGCGATAAAGTGCGTTTCCGCCAAGGCCTACCAGAGAAGATTGGTGGCTGGCAGCGTATCTCATCGGCTACATTTTTGGGTGTTTGTAGGTCTCTCTGGAGCTGGGTAACACTGGGTGACCTCTCGCTTACTGGTGTAGGCACTAACCTCAAGTTTTATCTGGCCAAAGGCGCACAGTACGAGGACATTACCCCACTACGTGCAACTGAGAGCCTGACTAATCCATTTGAAACTACATCAGGATCTTCTATCGTCGAGGTTACCGATGCCGCTGGCGGCTTTAACGACGGCGATTTTGTTACGTTTTCTGGCGCTTCTGCTGTTGGCGGCGTGACTCCTGACGGCGAATACCAACTTACCCTAACAAGCCCAAGCACATACAGCATTGACGTAGGGACTAACGCTACGTCGTCTGCTACGGGCGGAGGCTCAGTCACCGCAGCGTATCAAATAAACATAGGCGCTGCCGCGGCAATTCCAGAATCTGGCTGGGGGGCTGGCGCTTGGGATGATGGTGCTTTTGGTACGGGAGCCACTTCGGCTACAGTTATTCGTTTGTGGAGTCAGTCTAACTTTGGGGAAGATCTTATCTTTGGCCCTCGTGGCGGCCCTATATACTATTGGGATAACAGTGATGGCGTTGATACCCGTGCCGTAGCTCTGTCTAGTCTTGATGGCGCGTCAGAAGTCCCCATCCAACAAAACCTCATTCTAGTTTCGGATATTAGCCGGTTTGTGTTTGCGTTCGGCACAAATGATGTATTTACTACTACAGTAGACTCGCTACTTATCCGTTGGTCTGACCAAGAAAACCCCGTAGAGTGGAGCCCGTCAGCACTCAACCAAGCAGGTAGTATCCGCCTATCGCGCGGCAGTAAAATTGTCGCGGCCGTACAGTCGCGCCAAGAAGTCCTTGTGTGGACAGATTCTGCCTTGTACGCCTTGCAGTATGTGGGCGCGCCTATCGTATGGGCACCGCAACTTGTTGGTGAAAACATATCTATCGCATCACAAAACGCCGTGGGCTATGCCGGCGGTATAGCGTTCTGGATGGGCCGTGACAAGTTCTATATGTATGACGGTCGCACACTGCCGCTACCCTGTGACGTACGTAGGTACGTATTTAACGATTTCAATATCGAGCAGTACGATCAAGTATTTGCCGGCACTAACGAAGGCTTCCACGAAGTGTGGTGGTTCTATTGCTCTGCTAACTCCAACACCATTGATCGCTACGTAGTATATAACTACGTAGAGCAGATCTGGTACTACGGCACTATGGCTCGCACCGCATGGCTGGACTCTGGCCTGCGAGAAAACCCCATAGCTGCTACTTACAGTAACAACATCGTAGAGCACGAGATAGGCAACGACTGTAACACTACCGAACTATCACAACCTATAAACGCTTACGTATCGTCCGCACAGTTTGATATTGAGGACGGTGACAAGTTTATGTTTATCTGGCGCGTACTGCCGGATATTACGTTCGATGGCTCAGACAACGAGGCTCCCAACGCCACAATGACACTGTTACCGCTGGCTAATTCTGGTTCTGGGTATAACGACCCTGCTTCGGTAGCCGGGAATAACTCGGCGGTTGTAACGCGAACCGCTACCCTGCCAGTGGAGCAGTTTACGGGCCAGATAAATACGCGCGTGCGTGGCAGACAGTTAGCTGTCAAGATTGAGTCCACTGATTTAGGCGTAAGCTGGCAGTTAGGTACCCCGCGTATCGACATGCGCCCAGACGGTAGACGCTGATGCCCGGCGATAGCACTAGATATAATGTGCCGTTTAAGGCTCCGGCACTGCCCTACGCCCCCTCGGAGTATAATCAGCAGGCGTTTGAGCAGTTTAATAACATTTTGCGGATATACTTCAACCAACTAGATAACGCGCTGAGAAACGCTATGAGTTCAAGTAACAGCTACTATATGGACGTCGCCCAAGGGCTTGTAGCCGGCGCGACGGCAGTTAACATATTTGGGTTTAACCGTGATGTGGGTACGGCGTTCGAGACTATCTGGAACGACAGCACTACGTACTCATTCCCCTCTACGGCAGATACCCTAGACCTCGTCTCTACCTCTACGGCAGACACTATGGACGTGCTGATTACTGGGCTGGACTCTAGCTACGACGTACTCACTGAAACAGTTACCCTGACGGGAACTACGCCTGTATCTACGACTAACACGTTTCTACGTATAAACAACGCGATTATCCTGTCGGGATCTAACGCCGGTGATATAACCATAGAGCACGATGGCACAGAGGTTGGACTTATTGACGCGGGGTTAGGCACTACACAGCAGTGCGTCTACACTGTTCCACGGAACAAAACGCTGTATCTGCTGCGTATCGACCTGACTTCGGGCACAGTAAACGGCAACCAATACCTGACATACCGCAATCACCTGCGAACCCCAGAGGGGCGCGTGCTACGGGTAGCGGAGGCCACATGGCAGGACGGCCAGCAGTCTTTTGACCGACAGGTGCCGTTCCGCATCGCTGAAAAGACAGACTTTCAGTTTGAAGCCAAGGGCTCTAATGGCACTAATGAAGTTTCGATCTTTGTCGAAGCCATACTGTACGATAACTAGGGCACGACCATGCCAGAATCATTGACGCCAGAAGAACAACTACGCCTTATCGAAGAGTTAGAGAAGGGCACTACGCCTACTCGCTCGGTTGCTCCTGAGCAAGATGTTCTGGATATACTACCTGCGCAAGATTTTATGCCGGACGATACAGTGCCGGAGGATCTCTTAAAGCCCATAGACATACCAAAAGCTAAGACTGGGCCTGACTACGCCGTTGACCCGATTACTACGCAGAACGCAGTGAGTATTCCTGCAGAGGTGCCGGCTGTTGAGGTTGATCCGTACGAGGCTTATTTTGCTGAGAACCCATACTTAGCGGAGTTAGATGTGGGATTTCAGCGGTATCTGTCGAGCCTATCATCAAACGAACAAGGTCGGTTTGAAAGCCTGTCGGACGCTGATTTTCAGGATTTGTACAGGCAATACTACACAGCTGAAGGCACCAGACAAGAGCTCCCAGACGCGCTATCAGAAGAGCAACTAGCGGCTATAGATGCGTACAACACCGCAGTTGAAGGTAGCTTGTACGATTCGTCCGACCGCAAAAGCGTTCTAGGGCGTACGGGCACTACGAACTCGTTTACCCAAAACGATCTGAAGAAGATAACAGGGCAGGACGAGCGCAAAGACTTCGACGACTTTTTTGGTGATTTTGAAGACGACAATAAGCGCGACGCTAAGTACCGCGGGCTAAGCAACAACGCCAAAGAACGCGCTATGATGTCTGATGCTCAAGTAGCGTATCAGGCGTACTTAGAGGACTACAACGCTAGGACACTAGACTTTGATGTTGATGGCTTTAAAGAAGAGTACGCCGCAGCTAACCCAGACGCATCCAGAACGGACATAAACACTGCCGCAGCTAAAGCCGCTATAGACGCCTACAATGCGCAAGCGGCGAGCCGTGCCGGACTAGCTCCCGAGCAAATTTCCGCTTATGAGGCAGCAGCAGCAGAGAAAGCGCGCCTAGAAAATGCGGAGCTAAATACGTACGCTATAGACAGGGCCATACTAAATTCCAAGCGCGGTATAGACAACGTAGACGAAATAAACGAAAACTACTTGTGGGCGGAAACCGGTAGGCCGGCTCGTCCGAGGTTCGATGAAGCCGCCGCCGCTACCGCCAAGTACGACACCCCCCTCTACTCAGGACTAGAATACCAAGACATGCTACATAGGGCTGCCGGCAAGCCGAAAGAAGAGCAGCAGGAGTATATAGACGCGTGGAAAGGAGAGAAGCGCGCTGAGCGGGATGCTTATAATGAGAGTCTTCAAGAAGACTACGCTAGCGTTATTGACCCATTTGTAGCTGCTGCATCTGCGGCGGGGGATGGTAGTTTTGAAATTAACTACGATTACGTCGGTGGCGGCTCTAAAGTAGGCCCGGATCTCTACCGACAATTTTTAGCAAACCCGCCGGAAAACTTAACTGTCGCAGACATCAATAAAGTCCGACAAGCAACGGGCGTTTCGGAGTATAGGGGCGGCGTGTCGTTGTCGGTTAGAGAGGAAGACTTACCCGCGTTTGAGGAAGAAGTAGGCGGCATTGTCACCAACTTGGAGAATATGCCTGAAAACGCCGACATTAACGATGTAACCGCAGCGTTTTCAGGGTATTTAGATCCTAACTATTCGCTATCCCTTGATGATTCTGACATCGTTACAGATCGTATGGAGAGTAAGTACGGGATTGAGCTATCCGACGAAGAATACCAAGTCTATAACTCGTTGTTAAAGGGACTAGTGTCTGAGGACATCACACGCCGTACAGGATTAAGGTACGAGCTTGCCCTAGAGTACGCACTATACAAAAACCCGGCAGTTAAAGTGCTTAACAGCATGTTTGGGCTTGACCCAAATGCCGGCACGAGAAGTACGGGGGACGGGTCTATGTATGTCTTAGATCCCCTGACTGGCCAAGAAGTACGTACGTTAGAAGTAAAAGACCCTAACTTTGGGCGCACACTATTCAAAACAGCCATGATTGCCACAGCAGCTGCAGTTATCGGCCCTGCGGTGCAAAGCGCCATAATGGGCCCAGCTGCTGGTTCCGCTGCCGCTGGTTCCGCTGCCGCTGGAGCTGCCACTGCCGGTTCTACTGCCGCTACTACTGCCGCTACTACCGCTGCCACTGCCGGTTCTACTGCCGCTACTACTGCCGCTACTACCGCTGCCACTGCCGGTTCTACTGCCGCTACTACCGCTGCCACTGCTGGCGCCGCTGCGGCGGCTACTCCGACGCTACTTGGCACCGCTTTAACTACGCTAGGGCAAGTCTCTATACAAACCGCGGTTCAGGGGCTAATGACCGAGGCTATGGGGGGCAATTTTTCTGACGTGCTTGATCCGGCTACTTTTGCCGTCAGACTAATTACGACGGGGCTCGATAACTACGCGGAAGGGATTAACACCGCCGCAGACAGCGCCTATGAAGCGCTAAACACACTTGAGATGCCGCCCCCCGGTGCGTTAGAGAATTACGCTGCACTAAACGCTCAAGCTAATCTGGTTAACTCCCTATCTACAGCAATAGACGCAGGTTATGCCATTGACTCCGGCAATTATTTATCCGCGGTTGGAGACTTGTTTGAGGTAGGTACTAGCGCGCTCAGTGGGTTTGAAGAGGCTGGATTAAACCTTACCGAATCTGCTAGTGACTTTATTGGCGCGCAGATAACTGAGTTTGCAGATGGCGCTACCGAAATAGCAGGCATGAACGTGGATGATATTATCCCCGCTGCTCAGAAGTTCGGTGTTAATTTACTGAAAGGTGAAAAGCCAGAAGACGCGTTGCGCGCTGCGTTTGGGGAATACATAGCTCAAGGCGGTAGCCTAGGCGATATTGGCGATGACATAAAAGACGTAGTTAAGTCTGTTGGTGGAGACTTCTACAATGCGGTACTGAAACCTGTAGGGGATACGCTAAAAGAAGGCTACGACATAGCTAGCGCTGCGTATGAAGACATAGATTTTGGCACGCCCGATGCTGTAAAAGCTGTAGAAGATAACCTAGAGGTTATTGTTAAGGATCGCGAAGTGCAGGGCGCTATCTTGGGTGGAGAAGACCGCGCAGCTATATTTGCTGCGGCTAACGCGATAGGTGACGGCGATTACCGCAAAGCGATTAGTGACAAGTTAACAGCTGCTGGCACTAATGGCGAGATTAATGGCATAAAAGTAGAAGACCTACAGGCTAGCTTAGATAGAACGCTGGATCACTTGGAAGATGGTAAGAGCGTCGAGGAAGCGATAGGCTCCGGTGCCGGTGAAGCCACTAAGCGCATACTGCTACCCTACGTACAAGAGCTGTATGACGAGTACATATCTCCCGCAGCTGCCGGGGTACGTGAATTTGGCAGTGCATTTGAAGATCAGGTTCGGGAATACGGGCGTTACATAGACGATAACTTCTTGCAGGAAGTTCGTGCGTTGCTTCCAGAGGGCATAGACTCCAGCACACCAGATGGCATCAAGGCCATTGAAGACGCGTTCCGTACCGTGGGTAGCACCATAGATGATGCGGTAATTCAGCCTGTAGTTGACGCCGGGGAAGCTGTAGTTGACGCCGTGGCCGATGCAGGTAGCGCTGTTGATGACGCCGTTATACAGCCGGTGCGCGAAGCTGCCAAGGATGTAGACCTGCCCGATGTAGACCTGCCGGACGGCCCAGATATCAACCTGCCGGACGGCCCAGATATCAACCTGCCGGACGGCCCAGACATCGACTTACCAAGTGGCCCTAACTTGTCAGGACTTGACGATTTACTGATGGCGCTATTGAGTTTAGGTGGAACTGGAGGTAGACTTGTTAGTGGGCAACCACAAGCACCTGCAGAAGACGACTACGAGAAAGTCGATCTTGGGTACTTGTACGATTTTAGCAGCATTTTTGCCAATCCTGAGCAAGAAGCTAGATTTGGAAGGGCGACGGCACAACGTGAGCCCGAGAAGCGTGACATCACGCAAGAGATACTAAGCATATTAGGCTAGGAGGCAAGAATGGGCTTACTGCAGGATGGAATAGATTGGGCAAAGGATACGTTCTTAGAGACCAATACGGACGCTGACGGCAACGAAACTACGGGTTTGAGTGGTTTAGGCGGCTTACTGTCGCTAGCAGCAGCTTATGGTCTTAGCGAGAGCGATCTGTTCGACGCAGACATCACCCCTACTGGCTACCAAGGCACAGTCAAAGATTACACGGCCGTACGTGATCGCGTACCTATGCAGTATGATCCCAACCGACGCCCCGGCCAAGGCGGCCAACGCTACTTTAGCGACATGCGTTACGCCACTGCCCCCGCATCAGCTCCGCCTACAGTAGAAGAAGCCCGTGCAGCTAGCCAAGCGCAAGCCCAGCAACTAGGCACGCAAAACTTTCGACGCGGTGGCTTAGCTCGCTTATTTAACGACCCAGTAAGACAGCAAGCTATACGCAACCGGTTTAATACTGGCCGTGGGGGCAGTCGATTTGGCCGAATGCGTGATCAGCTAGGTAGTGGCCGTAACGCCATGCGTAGCGGGCTAGGTAGCATGTATTCGCAGCAGCAAGCGCAGCAAGCGCAGCAGCAAGCAATCCGCAAGTTTGGGCAGCCAATACAGCCTATAGACCAAGCAATGCCTGCTGCCCCTGTACAGGAGCCAGTAATCCGCAAGTTTGGGCAGCCCATAAACCAAAACAACCTGCAGAGTGCTGCACAAGCGCTGTATTCGCAGCGGGCAGCCCAGCCAACACAGCCCATAGGCCAAAACAATCTACAAAGCGCATATCAAGCTATGACTGACGCGGTAATGCCTCAACCCGCTCCTAGTGGCGGTATTATGTCTGCACCCGACTTTATGCCCGGAGCCCCACCAACTGCTACAGAGCAGAAGCCCACCGCAGGTCGTGGCGTAGCGTCACTTATGGGCCAAGGATTTGCCGAAGGCGGCTACTTGAACGGCGCTACCGACGGCATGGCAGATGAAGTTCCTGCAACTATAGAAGGCCGCCAGCCCGCGCGTCTTAGCGACGGTGAGTTTGTTATCCCCGCAGATGTTGTCAGCCATTTAGGTAACGGCAACTCTGAAGCAGGTGCTAAAGTGCTACAAGAGATGATGTCCCGTGTACGCAAAGAGCGCACCGGTAACCCGAAACAGGGCAAGAAAATTAAGCCCGAGAAAGTCACCCCAAAGTGAGATAGATTATGCCTGAAACAACACCGACTACTACTGGGCTAGATGCCACCGCCGACCCGATAACCGGACAGCAAACTGGCCAAGAGTCCTCGCTATCTACTTGGGCGGGCGACTATGTAACTGACATGATGGGTCGCGGTGCGGCTCTTGCAGACGAACCCTACTACGCCTACGAAGGCCCGCTTACTGCAGGAGCATCTGATGCCCAGCAAGCGGCTTTCAGTGGCGTGGCGGGCTTAACTCTCCCCACCGAAAATGTAGGCGAGTTCACTCCACAGTCGTTCACCGATGAAGGTGTAGCTGGGCAGTATATGAACCCCTACCTAATGGAGTCGTTAAACCCACAACTGCGTGAAGCGCAGCGCGCCGCAGATATACAGCGCCTACAAGACGCTAGCCGCCTGACTAAAGCAGGTGCATACGGCGGATCACGCCAAGCGATTATGGAAGCCGAAGGCAATCGCAACTTGAGCCAATTGCTGTCAGATATTACCGGCAAGGGCTATGCGCAAGCGTATGATACAGCGGCTGCTCAGTTCAACCGAGAGCAGATGATGGGCAAAGACGCCAACGCTGCCGCTAACCAGTACTTGTTTGATGTACTTAAAGCGCAGCGTGATCTGGGTGCAGTAGAGCGCAGCATCGAAGCAGAAGGTATCGCTGCGGATAAAGCCCAGTTTGAGGAAGAGCGAGACGATCCGTACAAAAAAGTACAGTATATGCAGTCACTTCTGCAGGGCATGCCCATCGAGTCTGTCAGCAATAATTACGCGGGGAACAGCGCGTTCGGGAACATAGCCGGTGGATCTGCAGGCATAATGTCCCTCTTACAAGCCCTCGGCGTAATATCTTAATTTTAGGAGCGTAACCAATGCCCGGCATTGACCAACAAGTACAACAGACAGTAGATCAGTTTCGTGGTAACCCGCAAGGGCTACAGAAACGCTACCAACAGAACCAACAGCTACTAGACTTGTTGGCATTGCAACGCCTGAAATCTGAAAAAGATGCGGCAGCGCGTAATATGCAGCTGCAAATGCAAACTAGCCCGCAGACTATCAAGGATCAGCGCGAGCAAGAACTCCTGCAGCGAACCAAACAAGAGATGGCGCAGCAAGTTGGCGGCGTCATGCAGCAGCAAGCACAGCAGCAACAGAAGCGCGCGCAAGCCGTTGGCCTAGGAGGGTTAGCCAGAGCCCCACAAGCCGGTATGCCAGCACCACGCCCACAAGGCGCTCCAGCCCCACAAGGCGGCGCCCCGATGCCTAAGATGGCCGCAGGTGGTATTGTTGCGTTAGCTAAAGGCGGTGCAGTAACCGACGAAGAACTATTGCAGCGCTTGCGGTTTACAAATAATTTGGGTTCAGACAGCACTATAGATAGAGGCATACTGCGTGCAGCTAACGGGCGCCTCTCGAAAGAGGATATAACCCCGGCTATGCGGCTAGAGTTTGCGTTGCAGCAAGCCGGCCCACAAGCACGACGCGCTATAGAAAACTACAAAACCGAGGCTCCCCAACAAAAAGCTGAAGATGCGGCGCGTGAAGCACAAAGCGCTGCTAGGGAAGAGGCTGGGGCTCAAGAGTTCCTGTCTAGTATAGGCGTAGAGCCGACAGAGGCTACAGGCATAGCTACGGGAAGTTCCCCACAGCCCCCTGCAGGTGACGATACTGTAATGCCCCAACTCCTTGCAGGTGACGATACTGTAATGGCAGGTGACGATGCTGTAGTGCCCGATGCGCCCGTCCCTACAGCCGCTGGAGGTGGTACCGACGTGGTAATGCCTACAGCTGAAGGTAACCAAGGCCTTGCCGCACCTAAAATAGTTGCACAGGCACCAGACTATAGTAAGGTAGGTGAGTCGGCCGCCGCGCTGGCTACACAGTTGGGGCTGGACAACTTGCCCACACGAGAATCTGCCCGCGATGCTGCTCGCACCGATGCGGAGCAGTACTTAGATATTCAAGGGGATCGTGCGGCGTACGACGCGTTAATAGCAGACCGTGAGCGCATCAACAAACAAATGTTTAACCCGACTAAAGACCGTAACAGTCAGCTCATAGCCATGTTGGCGGGCGCTGCAAACACGTCCTCACTTGGTGGCGCAGGTAGAGGCATGGCACAAGCCTCCCTAGCCGCACGAGATGCGCAAGACGCGGCGCGATACGCCCGTGAGATAGATCTGCTAGGTAAGAGAGAGGGCGGCCTAGACCGCCTCAAAGAAATGCGCACTACAGCATTCGGCGCCGGACAGACAGGGGCAGAAATAAACGCCAAGGAGCGCGCTGCCGCAGCTGGCCTATACGCCGAGCTAAACGCGTCTGAACGGCAGTCGGCTGATACTCTAGTTAAGAATGCTTTGAGCGCTGACATAGCCAACTTAGACGCATTCATAGCGCAAGCCAAGATAGAGAGCGATAACGCCTTACGTACAGCTATAGAAAATAAAGGCAATAAGCAGGCCTTAATCGCCCTTAAAGGGAACCTAGCCGAGAGCGAGGCGCAATTTATTGCAGAGACACTGGCAGATGACCCGATCATGCAACAGATGGAATTGACGGGGCAATCAGACCCAGTTGCCGCCGCTGCGTATGCCAAAGCTAGACAGGCAAAAGCCGCTAGCCTCCGTCAAAGCTACCGTAGGGACATGAAGGCCGCGTACGACCTCATAGATCAGGAGCTCCAAGCTCTAGGTGTAGTGAACCCAATGGGTAGTAGCGGCGGGGATCTAGATACCAGCAGCTTGAATGTAGATCCTACGGATTTGCGCGATTTGCTGGCCCAATATGGCAACTAAATAGTGCTATACTGCCCGCTTCTTAGTAAGGTGCTTACATGGCTACAAGACAGGAAATAGAACGCGCGTTTATCCGCGCGCAGGAAGCGGGTGACACTAGGGCCACAGAGGTACTCGGTACCGCCCTTCGCGCCGCATACGAGCGAGACAAGGCCGCTGCACAGCAAGAAGATCCATACTTAGCTTACTTGCGCTCAATGCAGCCAGCCGAAGAAGAAGCTGGATTCTTTGAGAACATCGGTACCGGCTTCGGTGCAGGGTTTGTAGGCACTGCCGAGTCTGCTTCGTTGGGGGCAGCCACTCTCTTAGAAGAGGAAGAAGAGCTTCGCGCCCGCGAAAAGATCCAATCTGTAGCTGACCGCTTCATGCCAGAAGGCGGCGATCAAGACGCTATATCATACAAAGTAGCCTCCGGCTTAGGTAGCTTAGCAGGGTTTTTAGTTCCCGCCGCTGCTGGTGTTGCTGCAAGCACTCTTGGTGCCCCTGCCGCTGTTGCTAGTGGGATAGGCTTGCTAGGTGCAGGTGCCTTGGGTGTAGGTGCTGGTGCAGGTGAGGCTAGCGAACGTGCTCGTGCTTACGGTGCTACTGAAGAAGAGCGCAATATGGCTACCTTGCGCGGTGCTGCTATTGGTAGCTTAGAAATACTACCGCTTGGCCGTATCCTGCGTATCCCCGGCGTATCTGAGCTGGGCAAACGTATTGGCGGCGAAACTATCGAAGAAGGCGGTAGCCGTATCCGCCGTGCATTTGCTACGGGCGGTGAAGAAGCGGCTCAAGAAGCAGCTGCTGGCTTCCTGCAGAACCTCAACGAACTTGGCTATAACGCAGAAGCTGAGCTACTAAACTCTGGCCTGATTGACGAGGCCATAGCTGGTGGTGGTGCAGGTGCAATCCTCCAAGCAGTAGTAGATACGTTCACTAAAGGCCGTATTCGCGCACAAGAGCGAGCCAAGAATGCGCCCGGGGCTGATCTCGGCGAAGTCGATACAGAAGCAGAAGCCGCTGCACGTGCTGCAGCGCAAGAAGAGCTTGGCGAAGAACAGCTAGACATGTTCCCAGAAGAAAAAGTCGAAGCCATACAAGGCATGGGCGAGATCTCTGATGACGAATTAGCGCAGGCACAACAATACATACAAGATAACGATTTGCCACTCGACGGTGACACCGTCCGTAGTGTCGTAGCTCAACTACGTACGCAGACCCTAGATGTAGCACCAGAAGCCACTGCAGAAGCTGAGCAACCAGTGCAACGCGACTTAGTGGATGAGATAGACGAAGCTGAGACTGCCGACATAAACCAGATGTACGCAGAGGGAGCCGCCTCCAAAGTACCTACTCCAGACCCCGAGCTGCCCATCGCTGACCAGATAGAACAGGCTCGCGGCACAGTCAATATGCTGGAAGAGCAGGCCATCGAGGCCGAAACCGGTAGCCTAGAAGAAGCACAGCTGGTAGCTCAAGCAGAGCGAGCCAGACAAAACTTGGCCGAGATAGAGAGCCGCCGTCCCGCGAAGCAGGAAGAGACTCCTGTAAATCGCGAAGAGGCTGAACTGGCGGAAAACGTACGCGCTATTGACGATACCCGTGCCTTAGAGCAGCAGCGTACTACGGCGGAAGGTCGCGCAGCTATCCTGCAGGAGACTATTGATACTTCTAACGCTACTGACTTTAACGTACTAGCCCGCGATTTTTCAGCCCGTCTAGCAGAAGCTGGGTACGGCAACACCAGACCCACCGCACGAGAACTTATTACTGCCCGTAGAGCTTTGGCTGTAAAAGCTGCGGAGCCTGCTGCACCTAAATTAGAGCCCGCTGTAGATGAGCCTGCAAACGTAGCGCCTATAGAAGCGCAGATACCTGAGAGGCAAGCACCGCAACGTGAGCCAGAGCAAGCCTCACTGCCCGGCATGGGGCGTAAACGTCAACCAGCTCCTGCGCAAGCTCCTGCCCCTGAAGTTGCCCCAGAAGTCACGCCAGAAATTGTGACCGCAGAGATGCTAGATGGGTTCGGCGTTAGCCCAGCTGCCCCAGTGCGTAAGCGCGTAGTGGGTAAAGATATTGCCGCACCTGAAGTGCGAGAAGCATTGATTAAGTTTGCGAATAACCCTAAAGTAGCACAACAGACGCGCCAGAACGTAACCCGCAAATTAGAGGGTACACCGGACGCGCAGTTGGAACTGTTCCAGCCTACTAGAGGAAAAGCAAAAGATGCACCACGAACTGCCACCGTCGAACCTACAGCTGCTGTCACGCCAGAACGTGGAGCAAGCCCTGAGCCTGCTGATGTCCCTGTGGGAGGAAGAGCGCCAGAACCTGTACGAGGACGAGATACCGAGCGACCTGCTGCACCTGACCGACAAAGAGTGGACGAGCCTAAACCTGATGCTCGAGCTGCTGATGCTAGAGAAAGCACAGAGCGAGATACACTAGAGGCTAAGCCCACTGAACAACCGAAAAAGCGAACCGCCGCAACGCCCGTCGTCTCCAAAGAGGCCACAGCACGTGTCCGTGCAGCCGCAAGTAAAGCAAAAGCCAAAACTCCGGCGAAGGCCGCCAAGAAACCGGCTGAAGCTAAACCGGCTGCCGTAAAAGACGCCGATAAGCCTACACCTGCGGCCAAGAAACCGGCTGAAGCTAAACCCGCGGCCAAGAAACCGGCTGAAGCTAAACCGGTTGCCGTAAAAGACGCCAATAAGCCTATACCTGCAAAAGAGCGCGGTAAGGCAGCTAACGAAAAGCGCATAGCCGCGGCGATACGTAGCCAAGCTAAAATCACAAAACAATTCACTAATATGGCCCCCAAAGAGCGGGCTACTAACGAAGATAAAGCCAAGATAGCTGAAGCGACTAAACGCTTTGGTGACAGAGATGATCTAGGGAAAGCAATAAGCGCTTACCTAGGGCGCTCACAGCGTGTCGTTGACGGCCTACTGCTGGCTGTACATGACTCGGTATTTAAGACGCCGACTTTCAGTATTCGTAAAGGCACTACCTATGCAGATGTGGCGCAGTATGCAGGTATGGACATGGAGGCAGCGAACGAGGTATTGACTTGGGCTCGTGAGAACTTGTCCCCAGAAGCTAACAAGTTTATACGCGAACAAAAAGCGCTTGCAATTGCCGAAGCTAACCGCATCCGCTTTGGCCGTAAATCTGCAAAAATCCTTGCGGCAGACGAAGCGAAAAACGACGCCATCGCCGAAAGCGAAGTTGACGCGGCTGCAGAAGCTACTATCGACGAGCTAGACCGCCGCACAAAACTGGCTAATGACTTGTTCGATGTGGACATGGATGCCGACCCCGATGCTGGCTTAGACAAGATACTCAGCGAGTTTGGCTTCGACCTTACTACTGACGCCGTGGCTGCTAGCAGCATACCCCTACATCCGGGCGTAGTTGCGGAGCTGGAGGCAGGTAACTTAAAGGCCGCCCTAGAGCTGTTGGGCGCAACTAATCCCAACAAGATGGTGCAGAACGCTGCTAAGAAACTAGCCGGTGTCGCAGGTACTACTAAAGTAGAGGTAGTAACTGGCCTCAAAAATGACGCAGGGCAGTCCGTAGCTGGCTTGTTCGACCCCAAAACAAACACGGTCAAGATAGACGCCGTCGAGGGCAGAAACACTCACGCACTACTGCATGAAGTAACGCACGCTGCGGCATCTGCTACCCTAGCGAACAAGAGTCATCCGCTGACTAAGCAGCTCAACAAGTTATACAACGACGTCAAAGACAAGCTGGATACCGCATACGGTTCAGTTAACTTGGACGAGTTTGTATCTGAAGCGTTCAGCAACCCAGAGTTCCGTCAGAAGCTAGCCCGTATTAACGTAGAGAGTGACAAAGCCCTGCAGCGTTTTGTTAACGCCCTACGCAACTTTATGCGGCGCCTGATTGGCGCGCCGGCCAAGCCTGCTACGTCTGCGCTAGACAAAGCGGATGCGCTTATTGACAACATACTGCACCCAGCACCCGAGTCGCGCAGTGCAGAGCAGCTGCCCCTACTGAGTTCTCCGTTTAACACCACTGCGTTGGCAGAGGCCATAGGCAAAGTCCAGAAAGATATTCGCAATCTGCCTGAAGGTTCTACGCGCCGTAACGTCGCCAAAGGATTCTTTGACCTGTATAACAAAGTGCAGGGTGGCTATCGTTGGGTAATTAACGGCCTTATGGATACGCTGATTGTAGGCCAAGTGGCTAAAAAGTTTGGCTTCGGTAATCTTGGCATCGACCTGCATGAGGCCATACGTAAGATGCGTGGTGCCATTGAGGTAGCAGATGACGCGTTCCGCGGTAAACTACAAGAAGTAGAGCGCTGGGTATCTTCCGTTGACGCAGAGACTTTCAAAGCACTCAACGAAGTTATCTACAGTGAAGAGTACGGCTCCACTGTGTACCAAGTAGACCCTACGCTAACTAAAGCTCAGGCTGAAAAGAAATACAAAGGCCAGACTGACGAGAGTGGTAACTTGCTGATGGATGTCTGGAACGCACAGCGTGCGGACTGGAACAAGCTAGGCCCAGAAGGCCAACGCATGTATAAACTGATGCAGTCTACCTACCAAGACATGTACGCTAAGCTGCGGGACTCTGTAGGCGAGCAGATTGATGACGTGCTGGGTAAAGGTACTGACGCAGCTGTTCGTATGCGTAAAGACGTATTTGAAGAGATGTTCGGTAAAGGCAAGATGGAGATTTACTTCCCTCTGGTGCGTACTGGCGACTTCAAGTTAGAGTACTACGACAACGGCGAGCGGATCTACCGCAGCTTTGAAAGTAAATACGACCGTGACGCAGCGCGCGAGGCTATTGAAGGTCAAGACGGTGTATCTAGCGTAGTGGTGTACAACCAAGGCGTCGGCAAAGATTACGTCAAAAACATACCGTCTAACTCGTTCATGGGAGAACTACTGAAAGTCTTAGAGGCTAACAAGGTAGACCCCAGCGTCCAAGAGCAAATGGTGCGTATGTATGTAGAAGCGCTACCAGAGACCTCATTCGCTAAATCTCTGCAACGCCGTAAGGGCGTATTTGGTTATGAGAAGAACGCGCTAGAGTCCTTCCGCCGCAAAGGCTACGACATGACTCGCCAAACTGAGCGACTGCGTGGTAACGCCCGAATACGCGCCATCATGGCAGACATAGACGCTGTTGAAGAGCCTACGGATGCTAAGAAGAAAGATGGCTTTAATGCCATCAAGCGCGAGATGGGCGAGCGTGCAAACTTTGCAGTAAGCGGCGCCAAGAACAAACAGCTTGAGGGTTGGGCACAACTAGCTAACCAAGTGGCTTTCGTATACACCATCGGTGCAAACACCGCCTCGGCGATAGTTAACTTGTCGCAGATACCCCTGTTTGTTATGCCCATGCTCATACCCACGTACGGCGGCAAAAACGTATCGTCTGCCATACGAGAAGCCAGCAGTATCGTAATGGGTGCTGGCGTAGGCGAGACGGGTAAAAGTAAGGCCGTTAGGTTGTATCGCAGTGGGCTAGACAGCTACTACAAGCGCAACGATGACGGCTCCTATACTGTGCGCGACGACTTAGACCTTAGCCCAGAGTTGATTAAGGAGCTTAAAGAAATTGCTCCGCTGGTTAAGGAGGCTAAAGACCAAGCACAGCTAGGTAACTCACACCTGTTTGATGTGCTGGGCCTCGACGAAGGTTCTCGCGCACAACGCTCCGGTGCGGTGCGTCGCAAGCTAGATCAGGTTACTGCCTTATCTGCGGTTATGTTTAACTCAGCGGAACGCTACAACCGGCAGGTTACGCTTCTGGCTATCTACAAGCTAGAGATGGCCAAGCTAGCAGAGTCTAACCCCAACATGTCTTTGGCGGAGCGTCAGCAGAAAGCTATCGACGTGTCTATGCACAAGACCACAGAGTATAACGGTGGCTCGCATCTCGAGACCGCCCCACGCTTATCGCAGCAGCACATCGGGCGTATCGCGTTTATGTATAAGAGCTACGGCTTGCGTATGTATGCCACCATGCTTAACACTGCCAAGATAGCTATCCAGCGTACATACCCCGGCGACAGTAAAGAAGCTATAGCAGCACGCAAAGAGGCGCGTCAGCAGTTGGCAGGTATCCACGGTACCGCTCTGTTCTTCTCGGGCATGTATGGTTTGCCTCTGTACGGCGCTATGGAGGTGTTCTTTAACTTGTTCTTGCAGGACGAAGACGAGGGTGAAGAAGATTTCAATACCGTGGTACGCAAGGCTATTGGCGAGGGGTGGTTCAAAGGGCCACTAACTGAGTTTACTGGGCTAGACATCGGTAGCCGTATGCGCCTGTCTGGCTTGTTGATCCAAGCTAACCGCTTCAACCCAGATGCTTCTCCTGAAGAGACGTTGGTGCACCATATAGGTGGCCCAGCATGGAGCGTGGGTAGCCGCATTGCACGAGGCTACGACGACATA